GTCACGTTTATAATTGGAGAGAGAAGCGTAAACCACGGGCAGCAGTCAACTAATCTAAGTCTACTCCGCAGTTTCAGTACTTTTAGCTTCTTGAATTTTAGTATTTAAGTGAACTAAATCTAATGAAACCCTGACCATATCGTCAGCATAAGAAGCACGAAGTTTTTCAATACTGTCTTCGAGTGTTGCAATTTTAGTATGAAGCTCTTGTATAGCTTCGTTGTCCAAGTTCGTCTGTTTTAGACGTGAGCTGATGTTTCCCATAGTTTATTTACCTTTTTTAGGTGGGCTATTAGATACTAAAAACCCCCCGTCGCCAGGGGGTCTTTTTGTAAACCTTAGGTTAGGCTGCGTCCAAGAACAAGAGCTTCTGACGGAAAGCATCAGGGCTCATATGGCTCAAATAACGCCAAGCTTGGTCGGGATTACGATCCATAGCGGTCTTAAATCCCTCCCACTGCCCTTCAACGTTGGTACGAGGAGTCGAACTAGCGTTAGCAGGAACAGCAGGCATGTCGTAGCTAGGACGATAAGCGCGAGAATCGCCGTACTCAGGCTCATCCACGGGATACACTTCGGTGAAGAAGCGATTTGTGTAATCAGCCAGTTGATCAGGATCAGTAAGAATGTGCTCCATAGCGGCACCACGAACAGAAACCTGTTCTAAGCGCTCGTTTTGAGCAATCAAGGCATCTTCAAGAGTAACTGAGTACTGATTGAGAATGCCAGGAGCTTCAATACCAAAGTGATTAACTACTTGAGCGGTTACGTCGCTTAGTCCCACCTCGGGGGAGCTGACCGTAGAAGTCGGAGAGGAAGTTTGGGTCGTAAATCCGTTGTTGTAGGAGGTCGGCGCTGCCTGGGGTGCCTGATAAGCCCAGGGTTGGGCCTGTGAAGGCTGACTGTACTGTTGAGTATCCGGTGCCGTTTGGTACTGCGGATACTGTGGTGCCTGGCTGGGGGATGGAGACATCCGTGATACCACCCGCTCCAGGCTGCCCATCGCGGCTTCCCAAGGGTTGCTCGGGGAGGACGCTGACGGAAACTGGTTGTACTGGCTGCTGGTAGAAGGGGCCGTACCCTGTGTTGCCGGCGACGGCTGTTGGTGCGTAGGCGCCGAATACCCCTGGGGGGTACTGGCTTGGACTACCCATTGGGGGTAGGCCGTAGAGCCCTGGTCCGCTGTTGGCGCCGCCGAAGGGGCCGCTACCGCCGGGGAGACCGGGCTCGGGATCGAAGCTTGGATCTGCTGGCTCATAGCTGCCCGAGTAGGTTAGTTCTTGTGCGAGGTGGTCAAACGTCCTGTACAACAGGGGCGTTAGATTCAAACGAGGATCAGCACCCAATGGCTGATTAGGCGCAAGTGGATGTGGCGTTTGCAACATCTGTGATAATAATACTAAAAATTGTTGAAACGCGCTTTGAGTTTGTTGAATCATTCTGAAAGGAAATCCTTTCAACATTTCTGAACGCTCAGAATCTGTTTTATCGGGGAACAAATATTTCAATGCTTCGACGCTATCCACGCCAAGTTCTTGTAAGTTTCGTACAACAATTGACTTCTGATTTAAGTCGTACGCTGTGTCTTCATAGACATCACCTTGGAAACGATATGTAACTTCTCGATCTCCGTCCGCAGGCAGACCGTAAACCCCAGGCGGAACAGTGTTGGTTTCTAAAGAAGTTTTAATCGCAATCTCAACTTTTAATTTAAATTTCTTAACATCTACGTCATATTTCTCAACTGATTCAGGCGTGGCCTTCTCCGGTATTTTTGGAGTTTTCATTCCTGAAACAGCTACAAAACTTTCACGGAAAATCTGCTCTTGGTGATAAATAATCATTTCAAGCAACTTACAGAATCCGTAAGTTAAGAAACTTTTATTTTTACGAAGAGCCGTGGCTTGCGCTCGACCCATCAATCCTTTAATTTCTGTCGCGGTAGCGCCAGCAGAAACAGAAATTTCATCCACGCCGCCGAGAGCTGTTCTAATTTCCTCACGTAAAAGCAACGCATACCTATTCATGTCCCCATTAACAGGATCGGGGGTCATGTACCCCATACGATCTGAGGGCTCTACGTTTGCAATAATTCGAGGAACTCGCAAACCTCCCATCAAAGAGCTGCCACCAAAAGGTTCGCTGACTCGGGTAGAGGGAGTGTCCCTACCAGCAAAACCACTCTGACTACTAATAGTGGGACGGAACGTACGTTCAGCGTCGGAAGCTTCGATAAGGTCGCTACGTGGACGAGAACTAATTAAGGTTGGGTTACCAAAGAATTCAATATTTTTTGCAATATTTTGAATAAGAGAATCGTGTAAAACTATTTGTTCCGAGAACGGCCCAAATTCACCCTCTCCTTCTGTACCACTAGAGTTTGGTTTGTTTAAAACTTCAACAGCAGGAATAAACCCAAGAGTGTTTTCTCTACTATTACTTGGCGTTAAAAGACCGGCTGGGTCTAGATCAAAGCTAAGCTCACTATCCGTTTCTACTTCAGAAATAAGTTTGTCAGTGATAGATATGCGGACATATCTCTTATTTAATCCGCCTCCCTCTCCGGGCAGTCCTAAAGTAGAATTCCTTACTTTATAACTATAAATAATTATGACTTCTTGGATACTTCCATTTACGTCGTGATAAACGCGATATTGATGTTTGTCAAAAAAGTAAATTTGATACTTTAACTTAGGGTCGGGTCGAAAATAAAACAACCCACAGCCGTCTATTAAAAAATTGCGAATAATCGTTGGAAAACGAATGTCTAGTCTATTTAGAGTTATTAGATCTTGTAAAAATTTGCCTCGACTGTTATACGTGTCTTGTTCACAATAAAAAAACAAACCTTTTTTTATCATCAACAGCACCATCTGCTGTAAATGACCGAGCACGACCAAAGTAGCCGACTGCTTCGATTGATCCTGGCTTCTGGCAGCCTCTAGGATTTCGCCATATCTGCTTCTAATACTGATTGAATCGGCCATTGGTTCTCAAAGACGGGAGGCAAACGGCAGACAGAGAACTATATGCCGTTATATAAGTTAGGTACTTAAGGCGTCAAGCGCCAGTTTTTTTCTGCTTTGCTTTTTTAGCCTTAGCTAACGCAGCCTGACGGGCTGATTTTTTTTCATCGTCAGTCATTTCCTTAGGGTCTTTTTTCTGGAAACGAGCCAAGAGCTCAGGAGGCATTTTGTCAGCCATGGGAAGGAAGCAAGAAACTGCGTACTCTTTCTAGTTTAAAGAGTTCTTGAGGTAACAGCTCATGTGGATAGGAAATAAGTATATGATCTTTACGGCCCAAAGGGTCGACCCCTCCAGGTTCTGGTTTATACGTGTCTAAATAATCCAACATTTCTTGACTATAAGCGGGAGCATGAGCGTTAGGTATATCATCGTAACAATGTGAAAAAGAAGTAAGTTTCTTCTTTAACCTCTCAGCATCTCCCATCCATGAAAAGTGCCAACCGCAATCGCAGTCGCCTACTACTAGACCGTTGTCTTTATTTCGTATACGAGAAAGGGTATCTTCAAGGTGGTCAAATAAAACCACGGTGCCGCAAGTCCAGTTTGTAGGAGGTTTACTTGTATCTTGTTCGGGATCAACTACACGGAGATCTGCTCTTCCGTAAAGCATGGGCATTGACAATCGAACACAACGCTCTGGGTTCTCGTTAGCAATATCAATAGCTTCTAGTAGTCGAGAAGGTTTGGGTATCTCGTCAATATCGCTAAAGAAAAATACCGAATCGGGTGGGGTCATACGCATACCCACCGCTAAAGCGTCTCTTTGAGCGTACTCTCGTATCCAAGGATTGGGATGAGTTTCCGCATCTGGAAGTTCTACATGTAAAACTTGGATTTTTTCTTCAGGTAAACCAAGCTCTCGAATATTTTCCAGACATGTAAAAGGTTTAGGGTCTCCTTTAAAGGTTAAGTTTCCTTCTGTAATAATAAAACCATCAACGACATCCTTGAGCATCTCCACACGGAGCTCAAGCAATTCCTTTTCGTTAAAATAAGTAAAGCAGTCAAACAGCATGAGGGGGTCTGAGACTGCCATCATAGTAGCAGTTAATAATCGACTGGCTGCCCACCTGAAGATCTAAATTGAACTTTCATATCTTCAGTTTCTTGCCGGCGTTTTTCCCTAGCGCGATTTAAGATCTCTTGTTTTTGCTCTTCTAAGAGTTCTTTTTGAAGCTGGTCGCGAAGATCCATGGTTACGGTGAAGACTTACGTTTAATATACTCAGAAGCTTTACGCCTTGCTTCTTTAGCTCGCTCTGTATTCGGGACTTGAGTATTTACAGGGCGGTCTCCCTCCGTGGCTTGCTTTTTCTTCTCATCTGTAGCTCGACGTTCTTCTGGGCTTAGAGCTGCCCACGCGGAACGAGGGAGATACCGCTCAGTTCTTCCTTTTTCTCGTGCTAAATCCGTCATTTTTTGCTCTTTTCATATTCTTCCTTAGTCTGCCAATCCTCTTTTCCCCAGCGAGTTAACCGATTTGAAGAAGATTTTGAACCTTCGTAACGCCCGCCAGCTGCTTTGTAGTACTTTGAAGCTAACTGCATAGCTCTGGCGCTGTGCCCACCTAGTTTTTTACGAGCTTTTGCTTTCGCAGCAGCCCATTTGGCGGGATCCTTTTTTTTAGCAATCTCAGCCATTAGAACAACACGATAACGTTTGGTACGGTGCTGATCCCGCTTATAGATGTAACTGAAATTGGCAGCAGAGTGCTGTCAGAAAAACCACTAAACGTTACAGGTGTTCCCTGCCCATCCGACATAATAACGACCAACCTAGTTCCGTTAGTCCCTCCGGTATTTACATAAACACCACGAGAGGTCGTAAAATTAGCGTGTTGTCCTGCATTAAGAGCTAGCCCACTTGTGTAAGGCAAACTTGCAGACTGTCCGTAGATAGAGCCGTAAGCGCGAACGTCCATTAATCTTCAAGCGTTTCTATAAGTTTAGCCAAATAAATCGAAGCTTTTTTCAAATCTTCCACGCCATTTTTTTCTTCCCATCTCCACAAATACTTAGAAACACAATTTTCTAAATAACCCTGAAACTTCACTAACCCTGTGGACGCTAGCTGCGCGTCAAAGCACTCCATGCCCTGTC